CTACTTGAAGAGGATATGATTGAGGGTAATTCGTTTATCGATTTATCAAAAGGTAAACAATCTTTAGGAGAAATGGAAACAAAATTAGACAATTTACTTAGAGACTAATATTTATATAAAAAAACAAAATGATTAGATTCGGAAATATAAAGTCTAGATTTGAGTCTTTATTTGTAGAGAGTTATAAAAAACCCTCATTTAAAGAAAATTTAAATTTCTTTAAAAAGAATATTATGTCTAATAATGTTTTGAGAGAAACTTACTATATATATGATGAAATCTATGGGGGTAAGGGATTTGAAAAAACAAAAAGTGAACTGTACCTAAATGAAACCACTAGAATATTAAAAGAAAAATTAATTTCTGAAAATAATAATTTAAAAAAAATAGATAGTTGGCTTGATAGTAAATTAGGTAAAAAAGTAACTAATTTATATGAGGATTTAGACTGTCAAATCTACGATAAAGACAATTTAAGGTCAGTAGAAAAAATAATTGAAAGTAAGTCTAACTTAATAGACATTATTTCAAAGGTATCAAAACCAAAATCAAATAACCACGTAGGTGTTCCTATTTCATCTACACTAAACATTTCTAATAGAAAACTTAATAAGTATTTAAGTACTTTAGATGAAAGTGTAGTAAGTGAAATTAAAAGAATAACGTCTATTAATCGAGAAGAACTTATTGAAACTATAGATACAAATAGAAATGAGGTAATAAAAAAGTTAGAAGGTAATTTATCATCCAGTAATGACGAGGAGTTAAAAACCAAAATAACCGAAACCATTAATAAACTTAACAACAGTAAATACTCTTATTTAACTCTTTATACTATTAAAGATTTAAATGAGAAAATATGACACAGTTTTTAAGTTCAATTTTTTCTGACCAAAATGGTCAGAAATCATCAAAAAGATTAATAGCTTTTTTAGCATTTGTTTGTTTATCTATAGCTTTTTTGATAAGTATGTTTTACGAAATAAAGTTACCTTTATATATGTGGGATAGTATGATGTATATAGTTGCGGGAGGAATAGGATTTGCAACAATAGAAAAATTTACAGTTAAGAAATGAGTATATTTTATCTAAAATATTATCCAGATTTACCTAATGGTAATTCTTTATCACATAGTACAAGACACGGTAATATTCATATTGCAGAAAAAAGTTACGCTTTATCTAACGAAATAGAATACGGACCGTCAATTGAAACCGGATTTTTTGTTTCATTAGATAATCCCGATACTGTTTACACTTTATATACTTATAATGTTGAAAGTGAGGTACTCAACAATAAACCCGTAGTTGATACTGGTCTATCATTACCAAACCCTAATAAACCGACACATGCGGGTAATTGGTCTTACACAGTTCGTCCCACCGCGATAGTTTTTACAACTAACGATGGCTTAGTGAATTACTATAATCAAACTTACAGTACTAACCTTAACATAGACCAAGTAAAAACCGCTATTACTAATAATCCTGATTTATACTTAACTGGAAATATAACTGACTGCGTATCCTATACTTACACCGCAACACCTCCTATTCCTAATACGGTTACATATTTTGATTGTGATAATAGAGAAACCACACTTAATTTAGATCCAGGTGAAAGTTCAACTTTTTGCGCAAAAAATGAAAGCGTTTCGATTATTAGTGGTGGAGGTACTATAATCGATAATGGGTCATGTGGGTCCGAGTTAATTGTAACACCAACTAATACCCCTACAAATACACCAACTAATACTCCTACACCAACTCCAACTATGACTCCAACACCTTCATATATTTTATCTGAATGTGTGGGTGTTGCACCATCAAACACAACACTTGATTATTCATATGTTTCTGATTTTAGTTCAAATGTTGATGGGTGGACTGGGCAAGTGAGTATTATAAATCCTTCAGATAATTATTTGACAATACTACCTAATTTATCAAATAACATTTTTTCATCAACTAAATATCTTACCGATTTGTTACCTAATGGTTCAGCTTATTATGATATAGAATTTGAGTATTACTTGTCTTATACAGGAAGTGAGACTAATACATTTATATGGTCACAGAATTATGGTAAGCGTAGCACTTATGACTCACCTGTTTTAAATCAGTGGACAAAAGTAAGTTATTGTGATACATCATTTTCAGGACCTGGAGGAAGTAACACTGACTTTGTAAGAATAGGTCTTTTAAAGTCTGATTACACTTTTGTTAATGATTTAGGTGCTAATGATTTCTTAAGAATAAGAAATGTAAAATATTATATGTACATTTAAAATTTAATCTAAATTAAATTTTTTGTTTACGTAGATTGCTTTTTTCTTTTTCTCCCTACGCTTCTTAGATTTTTTGGTATACTCCTTTCTATCTCTAAGTTCTTTAACCATTTTAGTGTTATGAACTTTATTTTTAAGCTCTTTTAGGGCTTTATCAATCTGTTTTTTATTTCTGACTTTTACAATTAACATGAAAGGTATCCTTTTTATTATAAATATAATCTTTTTGACATATTACGTATAATATCGTATATTTTAGTAAAATAAATAAACGATAGAGATATGAAATTTAATGAAAAAAGGAAAAACATCAAAAATAACTTTATTCAAAGATGCTAAGACGTATTACGGAACTGTAGATTCTAAGAATTTTAAAAGTTTATACATTGTAATTCAAACTTGGGTAGAACCCATAAAAGAATTTGATAATTGGGATAGAGCGAATGGGATATTAACTAGACAAATTAAACATACCTTAATGGAGGTAATAAACAATGACTATTTTGAAAAACACACAATAGTAGATTTAGACTTAAGAAGTAGTGGGATTAAGATTGGTAAGAAAAGTTTTATGAATTTAGAAATTACTTTATTTGTTAAAAATAATCCTGATTTTAAATCTGTTGAGTTGAGGTCACATATAAAAGATATAATTAAATCTGTATATTTAGACAACGTAAAATCCATAGGATATTTTAAGACAAGTAAAAATAAAACTATTAAAAAACAACCTAATTACATATAATCTATATTTATAAAGAAAGTTATAGTATGAAAGTATTAGGACCTAAAGATACCGGTAAAGGTATATTAGTCGAATGGGACGCAGGATTTATAGACCCGAAAGATAAAAGAAACAAGAAAGTTATCGAGGAGTCTTACGGTGAGTTAGACTACTCTAAACCTTTTGTGTTTTATGCGACTTTGCAAAAGTACGACACCCCAAATAGAAATGGTAGAATTTATCCTGAAAAGATATTAAAAAGAGAAGCCGAAAAATATCAAGATATAATAAAGAAGGGACAATCAATATCTGAGTTGAATCACCCCGAATCATCTTTAATAGATTTAGACAGAGTATCACATATAATAAATGAAATGTGGTGGGAGGATAATGTTCTTATGGGTAAGATACAATTATTAACCTCACCTGGTTTTCATAACGGAGGAGTTGTATCATGTCCTGGTGACCAAGCAGCTAACCTTATGAGACAAGGTGTTACTATGGGAGTTTCTTCTCGTGGTGTAGGTTCATTAGTTAAAAAGGGAGAACAAAACGAAGTTCAGGACGATTTTGAATTGATTTGTTTTGACCTTGTGGCGTCACCATCTACTCCTGGTGCTTATCTATATAAAGATAGAGGGGATAGAATGAAGTATGATGAAAGTGTCGAATCTGATGATAAAAAAGTAACAATTAGTAAAGGTTTAGATAGAAGTGTTGACTTAATGAAAAAATTAACCGATTATTTAGGTAAATAACATTAAATCAAACAATATGAACGAAAAATATTTTGTAGCAAAAGTGCAGTACGACCTTCCTGATGAAAACTCAGGTAGAATTAAAAAAATAAGAGAAGAGAAATTAGTTAAAGGTTATAACGTTACAGATGTTGAATCTAAAGTAACTGAACGATTTAAAGATTTTGTTTACGATTGGAGAATTACCGCATGTGTGGAAAGTAAGATTGATGAGGTTTATGAATAATTTCGTTTATCTATATTAAAAAAATTAAAATCGGGTTAATCCCGATTTTTTTTATTTAATGATATAAAAAAAACACTTTTTTAACAAATGATATATTTATATG